CTAATACAAACGTGTTTTATCATACTCCCAGTATTGACGATACCTACGGAAAAATCTATCCGTCTGTCCATTCCAGTGTCGCTATAGGCTGTGTGGGCAAAGCAATCAATTTTAACGATGATATTGTCTTTTTCAGCGAAAGAGGAATGGAAGGTATCAGCGGTGATGTAACTACCGAACAGGTGGCAGCACACAGGAGTTCCCTAGTGGACAGAAAAATGATTGCCGAAGCTGACTATAAGGAAATGTGCCTTGCCGAATGGGAAGGCTATTTGCTTGTCTTTATCGGCAACAAGGTTTATTTGGCAGATTCCAGAACGGCATTTACCAATGAAAATCACATTGAATACGATTGGTTCTATTGGGAGTTAGAGAAAGAGATTACCTGTGCCAAGGTTTACAATGGCGTTCTCTATTTGGGAACTGATAGAGGTGTATATACCCTGACGGACAACGAGGGTGATATTGAAAGCTACTGGACTACTCCCAAGGATAAGTTCTCTGCACCGAACAAGCAGAAAACCACAAATAAAAGAGGCTGTATCGCAGAGGCAACAGGAGATATTTCCGTGTATGCCAAACTGGAAGATACGGACTTTGAACTGATCGGAACATACGAAAATGTAACGGATTACCTTGTGAGTAGAATCAAGCGGAAGAAGTTTAAGGACATTCAGCTTAAATTCTACTCTAAAACGAGATTCAGCCTTGAAACTGTTTCGTTAGAGGCGTGGGTCGGTGGATATATCAAACGCTAGTGATGCCTTTTAAGGGGTGAAATAAATGGCAAACAATTATGACATCAACTACAACGATGAGCGATTTGCAAAGGTTGAGTCCGATAAAAACGCAGCATTAAACGAGATCGACAAGACCTATGGGGAAATGATAGGGCAGTCTGATAAATACTATCAGGATCAGATTAACACCTCTAAGGAATGGGCAGACAAGCAGACCCAATTACAGAATCAGCAGACCGATTTTGCTATTAAGAAAATCGAACAGCAGAAGGAGCAGGCAAAGAAGGACTACACCAAGGAACAGGCTGGTGCTTATGTAGATTGGCAGAAGCAGTCCGATCCCTATGGTGCAAATGCCGAAAAGATGGCCTCTGCCGGTCTTGCCAATTCCGGCTTTAGTGAGAGTTCTCAGGTCAGTATGTACAACACATATCAGAATCGTGTTGCCTCTGCAAGAGAGTCTTATGGTAGAGCGGTGTTGAATTACGACAATGCTATCAAAGATGCCTGGTTGCAGAACAGCTCAGTTTTGGCTGAGATTGCATACGAAGCATTACAGAAACAGCTTGAATTGTCCTTGCAAGGATTCCAGTACAAGAATACTCTGCTTCTGGAAAAGGCCAATAAGAAGACCGAGGCCAACAATACCTACTATCAGCGGTATCAAGATGTGCTTCAGCAGATCAATACCGAAAATGCCCTTGCCGAGCAGGTCAGACAGTACAACGAGAGCTTGGCAGAGGAAAAGCGGCAGTATGACAAGACATACGCCTTGCAACAGGCAGAATTACAGCTTGCCAAAGATCAGTTCGCTTGGCAGAAAGCTAAGGCTGCCTCTAGTAGCGGTGGCGGTGGTGGTTCTGGTGGTTCTGGCGGTGGCGGTGGTAGCAAGTCCTCCGGCGGCTACAAGAGCAAGAAAGCGGCAGTTGCGGCACAGGCCAATTCTACAAAGGCCTCTCAGGGTTCTAACAAAAACTCTAGCGGAAGTTCCGGCGGTAGCAAGGTTGATATGCAGAGTGTTCTCAACCTTGGATTCGGCCCGATTAGTGCTTCTGAGTTAAACGACTTGGAGAGCCGTGGCATTATTGAGTCCTATGTGTCCGGTGGAAAGATTAAGTTCCGCAAGACAGCCTCCACGTTTAAGAATCAAATGCTATTCCGGTGATAGGGGTGATCCTATGAGTTTCACTGATGATTATTTGGCAGAAAAGAAGAAAAAGAAGAAGAAACCGCAAGTTACAGGTGATGCCTTTACCGATGAATACAATAAGCTGAGAGCGAAAGAGGTAGCGGCACGTCAGGAATTGCAAGCGGAACGGCAAGCGAAAAAGCAAAATGCACAAAAGGTAGGAAACGTACTTGGTATGACTGCCGGTATCGTTGATGATATTGCACCGACTAGGACAGCATTTCTTGATTTTGGTGCAGAAGCAAGACTCCGCAATCAATTAGATATGCCTTTTGCGGCAAGAGCCAATAAATCGGAAGCTACACTAAAGGCAGGCAAAAAGGTAGCAGACCATCGGCAATACTTTCAAAAGGGTGCTTTTGAGGACGGAGAGATCCTAAACGGCGTTGCCTCTACTATCTTAGATGTTGGCACAAACGTTACCGCTGGTGTCCTTGGACTCGGTGAGCAGATTGTCGATGCTGGCTTGTGGCTTACGAATCAAACGTTTTTAGCACCAATATATCAGGCTGCCGGTTGGGTTGAACGTAAAGTTGACCCAAGTAAGGAAGTAAACGAAACGTGGGGTTTTGAACAAGAGATGCTTGCTAGAAAAGCCACAGCCGAGGCAATCGCAGCAGACTTGTACGATGAAAAAGCCATAGCAGAACATCTTTCACTACAAAGGGGATATGAAGCTGTATTTGATACCGATGTGGACAAGGACTCTGTTTTGGGTGATAAGATGGATTCCTTGGCACAGTCTGCCGGTTCGGTTGCGGCACAGGCGGTCGCAAACTACTTTGTTCCCGGACTTGGTGTTGCTACGTTGGCAGCTTCTTCCTTTGGCGGAGAGGTAGAAAACGCCCTTAATAACGATGCTACATTGGAAGAAGCTGGCCTAAGTGGACTTGTTACCGCCGGTGCTGAAGTAGCAACAGAATGGCTCGGTGGTATTAAGTTTGGCGGTAAAACCCTTTCTGATGCCGCCGCTAAAGCACTTGCCCGCAAGATTTCCAGCAGTGTTGTCCGCAACGCAACGAAAGTAGGTTTGGATATGGCCGCTGAAGGTACTGAGGAAGTCATATCCGGCTATGTAAGTGCTTTTGGGCAGAAGCTCACCTATATGGACGATAAAGAAATCAGCGAACTGTTCTCTAGCGATGATGCGTTAGATGCCGCTATCGGCGGTATGATTCTTGGCGGCGGTAGCGGTACTGTCGAGGTCGGGATATCCCACAAAAAGGGCGTTGACTATGTAACCGGGCGGACGAAAAACGAACAGGCAGTTTTCAATAAGGTTCAAGCGGACAGACTTGCCGAAGCTGAGAAAGCCAAGGGAAAAACCCTGACCGAAAAGGAAAAGAAAGCAATCTATGACCGGATTGAAAACGAACTGAACAAAGGCTATATCTCCACAGAGGACATAGAGAGCGTTCTAGGCGGTGAAACTTACAAGGGTTATCAGTCTATGGTGGAGCAAGAAAACGCCTTGCAGAACAAGCGACAAGAGCTTGCGGCAGAAGTTGACACCTTGCTTGATAAGGAGAGTCTTACAAAGCGAGAGGAAAGAAGGCTGGAAGAGGCCGAGAAAGAGCTTGCAACTATCGAGGAACAGATTGGAACGTTTGACCTTGATACCGCAAAGTCCAATCTTTCTACTGAGGTTAGCGGTCTTGTCGCAAACGATCCCAAGTTGCTGGAAAGCTACAACGAGAGAGCAAGACGAGGACAGGCTTTTGAAGCTGATCTAACCAAGTACGATACCAAGCAGCAGGAAACTATCAAAAGAGCCGTTGAAAGCGGAGTGCTGAATAATTCAAACAGAACACACGAATTTGTTGATTTGATTGCAAAAATCTCAGCAGATAAGGGTGTCCTTTTTGATTTCACCAATAACGAAAGGCTGAAAGAGTCCGGCTTTGCCATTGATGGCAAGACCATAAATGGCTACGTTACGAAAGATGGTATTACCCTTAACGCCAATTCCGCTAAATCCCTTGATAAGGTGGTAGGCCACGAAATCACCCACGTTCTTGAAGGAACGGATATTTATGCAGAGTTACAGAGTGTTGTAACCGAGTATGCCAAGTCTAAGAATGACTACCAAGGCAGATATGACACTTTGACAAAACTGTATGAGAATATCGAGGGGGCTGATATTGATGCCGAGTTGACCGCTGATTTGGTTGGCGATTATCTGTTTACTGATACCGAGTTTGTCAAGAGTCTTTCTGTGAGCCACAGAAACGTATTTGAAAAGATTTACGATGAGATCAAGTATCTGTTCAAGGTAGCAACCGCCGGCAGCAAAGAAGCAAGAGAACTGGAAAGAGTCAAGAGAGTATTTGAGGAAGCCTACCGGGAAAGCGGTAGTGTGAACGATACCAAGTATTCTATCAGCGATAAGAACATTAAAGATTATTCTACTGGATATGCTTCCGGTGAAACTTATTTTACGATGTCTTATATGCAAGATGGAAAAGTGGTTGCCACGTTGGAATATGGCGAGTATGACGGAAACCCCAATGTAAAAATGATTGAGGTTGACCCGGAATACAGACGGAACGGCATTGCCACAAAGCTGCTTCAGGAGTTGCAGAATAAGTACCCGGAAACGGAAATTGACTTTGGTATGTCTACCCCTGATGGCACAAAGCTGTTGGATTCCATTACCTATGATGTAACGGACGAAACTGTTGTAGCTGGCAGAAAGAAGCTGAAAGACCTGCAAACAGAACTGAACGAATTGCAGGAGAAACTTGATGTCCTGTATGATACCGAAAACCTGACGGAAGCACAGGAAACCGAGATGCACAAACTTGGTGATCGGTGGGAAGAAGTATATCAGGCTATCAGAGAGTTAGAGCCTACTCTGAGAGGGAAAAGAGCAACAAAGACCTTTGTTAAAACCGATGCCAAGTATTCCATTTCCGATTCCGATGGCAAGCAATTAACCAAAGAGCAACAGGACTATTTCAAGGACTCCAAAATGCGTGATGATAACGGCAATCTTATGGTTATGTACCACGGCTCACAAGATGCCGGATTCCACATTTTCGATTCCAAAATGTCCGATGACGATACCTCTTTCTTCTTTGTGGACAGAAACGATGTAGCCGCCTCTTATAGCGGTACAAGTGAAACCTACGAAGCAAGAACAATCCGCACCGCAGAGGATATGAACAACTTTATTGCGGAGATCGGTGCAGAGGGGTATGAGGTTGTCGAGGAAGACGGAAAGTTCGTACTCTTGTATGAGGGCGATAGAGTTGCCGACAGCAATACCGCACAGGGTATCTATGATGAGTTCTGTTGGTATGAGGGCGTTGGTGAGGGCGATGCCAATTACAAGGTGTACCTTAACCTGAAAAATCCGCTTGTGGTCGATGGCAAGGGCAGACCTTGGAACAAGATTGATGCCGAGTTTTCGCAAGAGGTTTATGACAAGTATCAGTCCTTGACCGCAGAAGAAAAGGCAGCCTTGACCGATTTGGCTGAATGGGAAGATTTCCGCATTTTCAATAGCGAGATTCAGGAAGCTAGAGGAAACGAGCTGGCAAGTGCATATGAGAAGATGGGCGAAGATGTCAATATCTACGATCTTTTCAGTGTAGCTGCCGACAATTTCAGCGAAGAATCTCTTAGAGAGAACTCACGCAGGTATCTCAAAACAAGAGACTTTGCACAGAGAGCCAAAGAACAGGGATATGATGGCGTTATTTTCAATAACATCATTGACAACGGCGGCTATTCCAATGGCAGTGAGGGTGCTTCTACTGTTGCGATTGCCTTTGATTCTAACCAAATCAAGAGTGTTGCCAATGCAAAGCCTACGGCTGATCCTGATATTCGGTATTCGCTGTCCGAGATTGACGATGAAAACGCAAAGAAGGTTATTGATAGCCTCAAAATTAGAGCACGAGGTTCTAAATATGTTGATGGTTATGCTTCTTATACGGAAGAACGGATGGAGAGAGAAATTAGACATTCTTCCGCAGAGCATATCCCGGACTATGCCAAGTCATATATTACTTGGGTAGAGCCGATTGACTTCATCTATGCAACAACTACGTCCGAACAGTTTAGAGAACGTCTGAGAAAAGAAGCAGGCAGCCTAGACCTTGAGGAACTTCGGGGCGAAACCCAGCCTATTCACTTGACTGTCAATTTTGAAACAGGTGAGATTGTTGGCCACGA